ATGATCGTGTTCGACCCGCACCAACGTATCGACTTGACCGGCCCTTGGGCCGGTTTTTCTTTCCTCGGTGATCGCCTGATCACCCCCGAAGGCCGCGAGCTGCTTCCCGAAGATCTGGCCTGGCTGTCGCTCACCGCCTGCCAAGCGCAGGAATGGCGCCGGATGATGGAAACTGCGCGCTCGAGGCCGTCGATCGACAGTTCCAGAAATGCGCGCAATCGCGATGCCGGCATTCGCCATCATCCTGCCACTGTCGTCAATCTGCGGGACGTTGTGAGCCAGCGCAAACAGCGTTCGGCGGTGGTGATGGCTGGCCCTGACGCCGAGCCACCTGCAGCAGACCTACCGGCGCCGGGGCCGAGGCGCCGCGAGCGCGTGTGAAGCGCTTCCGTAGGGGCGCTGCCCCTACACCCCGGTTCATTGCTCGCGGCAGCGCAGCCATTCGCCCTTGGCATTTCGCAACTGTTCCCAGCCGTTGTTTAGGCGGCGCATTGCGGTGCCCCCCATACAGGCGGCGCCCAGCTGCTTTGCCTCGGCGCTCCCGTAGGCTGGCATGCGAACAATCTCGCTCGATGGCGTTGGTAACCCTCGGCGACGCGCCTCGCCCTGTATCAGGGATCGCTCAATTTCCGCGCAATAGAGCCGGATGCGCGGATCAATGTGTTGCTGGCATTTCAGCGGCTCAGCGCCAAGGTTGCTCGCCTTCGGTGTTGGCGGCGTGTACCTGGGCGGTGGCTGTGGACCGGTGGCCGAGCGTAGTTGTTGCGCATGCGCAGGTGCCCACAGCAGCAGTAGAGCCAGCACTAGACCTGATCGAATGTCCATTTCGCCCCCAAGGTTCGGGGGCATGGTATCCCATTGCGAAAATCAGAAGCTCGCCGGATATGGCGGCGTCTCTGGGAACGTGCCCATGGGGCGCTTCCCAACCGCAATTAGGGTGCTCCCGTTCGCCGCGGCGGTGGTCGGCTGTGTCTCGCTCGCGCTCGTCACAGGCGACCCCGCCGCAGCCTTTATGCGCGCGGTCGTAGCATCGGACTGCTCGCCAAACGGGTCCACGGGCCAAGTCGTGGCGATAATCTCGTGCCCCTTAGCGCTCAGTAACACGCCGAATTCGGTTCGCTTCACAGACCAGCCCAGCGCCCACAGCTGCTCAGTGGTGAATCGATCGAGCACTTGCCCGCCGCCTGACGCGCGAAACTCGACGATGTCGCGCTGACCGTACCACCCGGCGTGCCTCGCCCTGGCATTGGCCGCCATGTCCAGAATGTACTGAACGCCCGCAGGAAGCTTCTCCTTCGCCTTGGGTGTCTCGACCTTTGTGACCACCGTGGCCGGCTGAGCACCCGGCGCGTGCGCTATCGCGGGAATTGCGGCCTTCTGCGTCTTGACAACTTCCTTTAGCTTGCTCTCCTCGCCTGTGGAACCGTCTGCGAAGAAGAACCGCAGGAACATCACCACGCCAATGACAAGCGCGAGGCCCATTACGATTGATGGGCCGCGCAGGGTCTTCCACAAAGTGCGCGTGTTTCCCTTGTAGACCTCATTGGACTCGATGCCAGGCTGCACGCCGTGGTACAGCTCCCATATGGCCGGATCATACTTCCGCACCTCGGTGCCAACGGTTTCGTATTTGCCGGTGCCGGTGGCAGCGTAGAACCTCACCGAGTAGCGCTGATCGGACCCAAGCGCGTCGAGCTTGGTATACGTGTTCTTCTTCGCCATGCGGCGGATGATCAAGCGATGCAGGTCTTTGCAGTCCTGCGAAATGATCACCATGTCCAAGCTGATATGGCCGTGCTTGGCGAAGAAGTTTGCAGTGCGCTCGGGCAGGTTGGCGCGATTGGTAGGCCAGTACTCGTGTGCCTCATCGATCACGATCAGTGCGTGCTTCTCGATATGCGGAAACGAAATGGCGCCATCGTTGTCGGTGTCGCATACGCACCAATCAACCACTTCCTTGTCGCCCATCACGTGCACCAGCTCGCACACCTCTTCTTCAGGCATGCCCAGGTGCGCGGCGATCTTGTCGAGGCTCTCCCCTACCCCGTTTAGGCGCACGTAGACATGGCGCTTAGCGCGCAATGCAGGAAGGATGTGATGCAGAACCGCCTCGTAGCTCTTGCCGCTGCGCGGCAAGCCTTCATGGCCGAAGATCATTTCGTTACGTCCACTGGAAGAGAGTGAGGAACACCCGCACAAGGCGGAATACAAGTGCAGCCGTCAACACAGCGATAGCCTCACCTACGCGCAACTGGGCGACGATGAAGGCGGTCCACGGCCCCGCAGCGTTGAGCGTTGCGCAGAAGCTGATCTGCGATAGGAAATCAGGCGCTGGAATCAGGTACACGATGGCCTTGACGAACGACAGCACCAGCTCGATGAAGTCGGTCTGCAGATCCGTCATGAAGTCGGAGAAGTCCGCCCACAACGACGTGATCTGTTCCTTTGCCCACGTGGTAAGGGCGGTGACCGGCCCTACCCCATCGGCATATGCCCACGAAGCTGACAGCACGAGCACAATCAGCGCAGCAGCCAGCACGATCAGATGATTGCGCCTCATAGCAGTGCCCACCTCAGCGCCACGATGCCCATGCCTGCAAGGAAGACAAATCCGGCGTACTGGAACAGCTGTAGCAGTGGGCCAGAGCACAGCGAGGCCAGGTCAAACTTGCCTGCGTACTGTCCACCATCCCACGTTGCAGTCGGACAAGTGCCACCGCCTGTGCAGCTGCCGAAGAAGCCTTTGACCTTCGACAAGATCGGGGCGCCTTCAATGGCCGTCTTGAACTCCGCTATCACCTGCTGAACCGTCTTGCCGGACTTCTTGTAGAGGCGTCCCGTCGTAGGTCCCGGCGCCCCTCCGTCACTGCCGCCGCCCTCACCCGGTCCCGGCCCGGGTCCCGCACAGCCGTCCGGATCCTTGCAGTCGCCGTCCCCGTCTCCGTCCCCATCCCCATCCCCATCCCCGCCCCCGTCCCCCGGGCCGGCGCCACCGCCGCCATCACCACCCCCGCCGTCACCGCCACCATCGCCGCCCCCATCACCACCGCCGTCGCCCGGCCCAGTTCCGCCGCCATCGCCCCCGCCTTCACCCGGATCGGGCGTAGTGGGCGCAGGGTGATCGTTCTCCGTGCACGTGGCACCGGTGGGCGTAAAGAGGCGTCCCGTTGGCGACTGCGCGTAGAGCGAGCCACTGTAGGTGCAGCCGTTATTGCAAACGCTGTCGAGCCCAGTGGTGCCGCCGCCTTTCCAGCTGGTTTCCTCTGCCCGAGCGGAACAAGCGTCCTTCCAATAGAACTGCTGAGTATTCGCGTCGCCAGCTGCATTCATGCAGCGTACGACACCGCCGTTGGGACCTTCCTGCACGGCGCAACTGAAGTACTTCTCACCAAAAGAACCGTTAACGCTTGGGCAGCTTTGTCGAACGACCGGCTTTCCCCACTGACTCGTGCGAGAGTTGAAGTAGTCCATCGTCCGCTGAACTGCTGCAGCACACATGGCGTACGCCTTGCCCTGATCGCAAGTGCCATTACTGGGGCAATCCGCTGCGGCGCGGACCTCAGCGGGAAGCCACACGCCGCCCAACCCGATCAGAGCAAGCAGAGCGAGTCGAATCACTGACTGGCCTCATTGAATGCCAGGGCGACCGCATGACCAGCAAGACCGCCAATGAACGCAAAGACCATGCACACAAGCATCGTCACTCCTCCCTTTCCGGTGCGCCGCAGAAGACACACTCGCCGCCGTCATAGTCATGGCCGGTGTCAGCGCACACGACCTCTTCAACCTCTCCCGCCTCATCGTCAGCGTGTTCGTCCGCGTCCTGTTCCTCGCGGTCCTCAAAGAAGCCGGCGATCTTGTCGACACACCATCGTCCGAACCAAGGGAGCGCCATCAACGTGCCGGCACCAACAATTGCTGCCACCACCTGTGCGACGGATAGCCCGAGGAACACCCCACTGAAGTCCATCACCCACCCCTAGTAGTCAATGACGACGCGGCACTCCGTGCACCACAGATTTCCGTCGTCCAACACGATCACGTCATCGCCACCACACTCTGGGCACCAATCGTCCTGGCACTCATCGGCGCTCACGTCATCGGGCTGTGTCTGCATAGGAATCGGGGCCGGTTTCCCAGCCCCTCCCCGTCACAATTCTCCCGCGATCAGCGGAAGAAGGTGGCGACCTTGTTGGTCGCCCAGCGGGCGAAGCCCGGGGATGCCTTGATGGCACCTGCGCTGATGATTGCGCTGACTGCGCTGGCGGCTGCGAGGCCGGTCAGAATGTCGCCGAAGTCCATTGCACTGCTCCTTTGTTGTGCGCGTTGTGCGCGTTAGATGGGGTGGTCAATCCCGCTCTGTACTGACCGACTTCACGACGGCGCCCACGATGTAGCCCAGCACGTTCAGTGCGAGCACCAGCGTGAACACCCCCGAGAACCAACCAGTGGCGACTTCCGGTTCGGGCCACTGGAATAGATCGATGAGGATTGAGGCCTGTGCGTGTTCTGCCGCCGACACAAGCACATACCCACCACACTGCGATGCAGGCTCCCCGGTGGGTACAAGCGTCCCCTCAGCTGTCAGAGACACGCACACGGCCATGACTTAGGCCTGAGCAGCCGCGCGAGGTGCGCCCTTCGGCACCATGCGCAGGACGGTGAACTTGCTCAGCGACGCGACGCCCTTGTTGACCTGCAACATGGATTCAACATCGAGCTCGTACTCGCCCTCGGGGTAGCCCGGCTGACCCTTGTCCAGGCGCACGTCGAACGGGTAGGCAAAACCACCGGTTTCCAGCTTGGCCTTCTGCTTGCGGGTGGTGTATTCCACGTTCTCGCCAGCGTCGTTCTTGAAGCTGCCGCCGCGTTCGTCAATTTCGTTCTTGAGGACGGTGACCTTGATGCTCATGTGTTGTTACCCCTTTGAGGTTGGCTGTACGGCCGCGATTTCGGGCCAGTGCGCTGCTGTGTCACCTGTGACCCACTTCGGCAGCGATGGCGAAGTGCAGGATTCGATTACCGCCCGCAATGCCTGATCGTCAGGGCAGTTTTTGGCGATGAAATTGAGGGCTGCGCCGTACTGGCGGCGGATGTGGCGGCGAACACTCTTCCACGTCGCTTCAACGGCGGCTTTCGTGATTTCGATGCGCGTGGCAACGCAGCGCAGAAAGGACAGGACCGGATAGGCGCCCAGCAGGTAGGACGCCGGATCACGCAGAATGTCGAGCGGCAGTTCCTTACGGTTGGAGTTGCGGAACTGCGCCTCATAGCGCACCCACGGCGAACTCTTGTCGCCCTGCTCCCTGCCCTTCTCGTAGACGCGCAGCTGCTTTTCCGACTTCTTACCGCCGACGTAGAACGTCTTGCCGTCACCGCTGTCGTAGTCGTCCACCAGCTGCGCCTTGGGGCGCTGGCCCCGGTTGTCGAAGTCGCCATTGGCGTACCACTTCTGTGCCATTCGCAATGGGTAGTCGCCCACCAGGTCATCGGCGCACACATCGACACGGGTGATCCTTCCGGCGCAGCTTTCGAGCTTCGCTCGAAGCTCCAGCCACCGCTGCGCATGGCCGCAGCGCGCTGCGCCTATCGCCTTGCATCCATCACCGGTTAGCTCGATGCGGGCGGTATACGTGCCATCTGCGCGTCGGCACTCTTCGCCGCCGAGTTCGATCATTCCGACGAACTTCTTGGCCGCGTCGATGATCTTGATTCGCCACGTGTAGAAGCGACCACCGCCGGCTGCTTCATCCAGTTCAAGGCCAAGCCCGGCGAAGAACCAGCAGAACACCTGCAGGGCCGCAATGCGTGCGTTTTCCGGGGAGAACTCGATCCACTGGCGCACCTCTTCGAAGCTGTCGCCATCACGGAACGCGACCTCGTCCAGCGCTGCGCGCAGATCGATGGAAGCGGAGAACCAGTCGATGCCGACCGTCAGGGTTCCCTCGGGGTTGCTGAATTCACTGACTCCCCTGTTAGACGAGGGGAGTCCCGACCCGGCCAGCACCGCGCGATCACCGACCATTGGCGCGGCCCTTCCAGAGCTTCCACAGGCGACGGATCGCAAGCCATGACTGCTCAATCACGATTGAAGCTATTGCACTGCCGAGGCAAGCGACAATCAGCGCAGCGCATGCGAAAAGGCCCATATCGGCCTCCGCAAGTTCGGCGGCAAAGGTATGGATGCTCATGCGACTCGCTCCTGGGCTTCGGCCAGCTCAGCGGCAGCGAGCAGATCACCGCGCTTCGTGGCCGCAATCTCGGCCCGCGCGAGTGCGATGACCTGGGCTTCGCGCAGCTGCTGCGCGGCGGTGTACTCACGCCGGTCGAGCAACCACGAAACGATGCGAGCGCCGCCAATGGACACGGCCACGATGGCGGCCAGCAGCGCGAAGGTAATGAGCGGATCGATCATCCCTGTTCCCCTACCCCAAGCCCCAAGGAAACCCGCCAGCGGCCTTGGGGTGCCGGTGGCGGGACCGCCTACATCCGTAGGCGATGGGGGCTTTATACGCGCCTACATCCGTAGGCGTCAACACCTGTAGGCTACACCCGTACACGAACCCGAGGCGGCTATGGACTGGAATGACTTCTTTGAGCGGACCCGCGTAGCGGCCAAGGTCGAGAGCTATTCAAAGCTGGCGCCGCTGCTGGGGATTACGGATGGCGCAATCGGCCACTACCGCATGGGCAGGCGTGTGCCACAGGTGTGGGTGGTGGCGGATGCGCTCCGTATCCAAGGGCATCCGGAGCCTGAAAAGCAGGCGATTGAGATCATGAAGCGTGCGGCGCTTACTTCGCCGGAACGCACTTTCTGGAAGCGCTTAGCGGCGACCGCGATGGCCTTGTGCTTGGCTGTTGGCTTTGCCCTGCCCCACAAGGCTCAGGCTGCGGTAACGGGCTTCGATAACGGCCACGTTGTATACATTATGCGAAAAAGTGGTAGTTATTGAGGTGTTGCGTTGAGAAGACCTTCTAGGCCTACTTGACCGCAACAGTGACGTGATAAATGGTGCAAATCATGTTGCTCTCTTGATTGACGGGGAGAAGTTGCCCCACCTACTACGGAAAGTCGCCCCATTTGCTACGAAAAGTCGCCACACATTTGGTGGAACTTCCATCAAGGCGCCCCTAATTCGACGAAACCGCGAAACTGTTGCCCCAGATCTGGTCTAACGGCGGATTGGCGGGCAAATGGATTAGCTGGAGGAGCTCGGGCGATTCGGTTCGCCCTTTGGAGGCCATCGTGTTCCTCGTTTGTTGCAGCATGCACAATCCAAAGGTGTTCGATGGTCTGGCAGGTCGGGCCACGTATGCGCTGGATCCGAATCGTCCGCTAGAGACAGGTGTTCATTGCAGTCATTTTCAGCGTGCCATTGCAGAGTTTTTAGCTTTTGAGGCAGACAATTTCAGTACAAGACGAACCGTTGCAGACATTTTTGGTTGCTGGTTGCCGCAAGGTTGAAAGTATTGAAGCCCGCCCGACCCGTGTATTGGCGCCTAGGCGCCTGATTTGGGCCGGAAGCTGGCGCACATTTCTTCCGGCTTGCTAGACTCACATCCTGTGTAGTCTCTACAATTCGAGGCGGCTGGATGCACTTCGGCACCTTTACGCCCGCTCAACGGGTCTTCCTCGATGCGGCTACCGCGCGACAAGCACTTGCCTCGCAGTGGCTGAGCGCCGCCCAGGTCAGTCAGGGGCTTGGCTCTCATGCGCCCAGCGGTAGCCACCTGGTCAGCCGGTTGCGCCGCGCTGGCAAGCTCTTGGGGGCCTACGTCACCCGCCCGTCGCCCAGTTACCGGTATCCGGCTTGGCAATTCCTGCCGAGCGGCCAGCCTGTGGACCACTTGGCCGAGATTTTGGCTTTGCTGCGGGAGTTCGGTCCTTTTGCGCGCGAGTTGGGCGGACTGCGGCGAAGCACTTATTGGGGAGAGGTCGAGTGGTTCCTGTCGCCTCACGCGACGCTCGATGGCGCGGCTCCATCCCAAATTTTGGCCGCGGCCCCCTGCCGCGTTCTGCGGGCCGCGTGTATGGAGTTTCAGGGAGACGCCTGACGGTGCAGCCGATGCGCTGGAAAGCGTTTAGCGTTCTGCCTCCCTTGCAGGCATCTGGCTGCTATGTTTTCACTGTTTCGAGCGTTTCCTTTTGGGCCGAACATCAGCACTGATGCGAATTTCTTCGGATCGTTTGAGTGCTGCCTCTAGCTGCGTTGGGAGATCTCGGAGGCTCGAAAGTTGCCCCTCTAGAGCGTCACATCTGCCGCGTAGGATATCCGCCGACTGACTGGCTGCTGCGGCCGCCGATTGGGCGGTCTGGAGATTCTGCCGCAGTTGGTTCTCAAGGGTCCTGTGGTGTTCGGATGTCTTGCTTATTTGCGCCTGAAGATCCTTCACCTCCTGGCGTGCTCGATCTACATCGCTCAGCGCCCGATTCTCGACAGATCTGACGTACTCGGTCCAATCCTCTCGCTCAGATTTCGCCGTTTCCAGCGCTTCGTGAAGCCGGGCATCAAGATGCTGTGTTGCTGCCTCAGCTCGATCGGCTCTTCGAAGCCCGAGATCGCGCTGCTCCGTGAGCTCTGA